TTAATAACTAGTTTAATATTCTTTTTTTATTCCTCCAGCAGTTGAATAAGTTTTAACTATATTGTCCGGTTTGTCTTCAAAATGTTTCTTCATCACCTCCACATTTCGAATATCGTCGTCAGAGAATCCAATAGTTGGTTTTGCAGGAACAAATTTATTTCCTACATCTTTTTTAAGAAACGCTTTTTTGTTTAAATTTGAAGACAATTCTTTAATATAATCAACAAACTTATCCATCGCTCTTACCTTCGCCTCTTCAGGATTTGCTGCACCTTCAGGGTCATTATAAGATACAGGGTGGAATCTATTCATGTCTAAATAAGTTTTAATTAATTCATCATCACTCATGTCTTCCTCATCCGCAATATCCCTATATTTTCTTAAATTTTTAACTAATTCGTCTTTATCAATCCCATTGAAACCGTCAATAATATAATTATAAACTGCTTGTTTTAATGTATTAGGATTGTGACCTCTAGCGGTTATGATGGAAAAAATAGAACCACCGTTAATAGCTTCTCTAAAATCATCGAACGCAGGCCCTAATTTAGCCCTCATCGCATCAATTAAAAAATCTTTATCACCACCTGTTCTAAAATTTTTAAATGGGTCATCGGTATATCCTACTATAACATCACCTTTATAGTCAAATGGTTTTTTACCAATATCATGTCGATATTCAGCAAAATCATCAGTACTCATACCCACTTCATCACCGTCTTCGGTTTTTAACATAATTTTGGTCGGCATATGAACAACATTATCATCCCAATCGAATGCGTAATATTTCATATCCGGAGTACCTCTCTCGTCAATTCCTTCGTTAATTGTAATTTTTTTCATAGTTGGCTAAAAAGTGGGGACGAATCCCCACTTATGGTTTTTATTAAATGTTTTCGAATGACGCTCCTGTTGGAGTAATGAAGAATTCAATATCTATGAACTCTAACGCCTTCGTAGGTTTTAAATAAATTTTACCTGTTAATGTATTTCTATCTAAATCCTCTGGAGAAGATGAAACTGTTACACGGAAATCGTATAAACCTCGGTCTCTTCTGATTGAATCTAAGATAGGGTTAACACTATCTAAGAATTGTTGTCTAACAATTTGGTCGTTTTGTTCAAACAATAACCTTACCGCCACAGCTGAAATCAATTTACGAGCCTGAAGTAATAATCTTCTCACATTCAATCTATTCAATGCAGTGTCAGCAACTTGTAAAGTTTTGTTACCCCAAATTACAGTACCAACATCAGAGAATGTTGCGATTGGATTGATTCTTCCTTGATAAAGAGTATCTCTATCTTCTTGAGTTAGTTTAATTCTTGCTTTTACTGAATTTACAAGACCTCGAGTGTAACCCGCAGACGCGAACCATGGGAACGCAATGTTATCAGTTAACGCTAAGTTTCTACAAACTTCACCTGTCGGTGGTAAATAGATTTGTGTGTTATTTACAGTGTCTCTTACTAAAATCCATGGGTAGTAAGTTGCGGTATAGTTGGAATCAATTCCTGTATTGTCTAAGTTGTCAACAGCTTCTTGAGAATAGATTATATCTTGTGGATTTGTTGAATCCGGAGTATACATTCTATAATCAGGTGTTGTTGTAATATAAACTGAATCCGCTCTTTGGAATTGAACCATATCAATTGTTTCTTCAACTAAGTTTGAGTTATTAACATAATCAATACTTGCAGTCGCTAAAACATTAATATTTGTAGCCTCAGGATTAGCAAATGTTAAAATACCAAGTAAATAAGCGTAGTAGTCAGTATTTGCAAAATCTTGAGTGTTATTCTCAATTACAATTCTTTTAAATAAACCTTCCCCAGTCGCGTTAGGATATCTTGTAGAAGGAGATGCTCCCGCTAAGAATCCTGATTGACCTAATTGGAATCTATCTTCATTTGTACGATATTCTCTGTAAATGTCCCAACCATCGAAACCTCCTGCGAAACATACTGTATATTTTCTTGAGTAGATAAAGTAGTAAGGATTTTCCTGAGTTTCAGGGTCTGTTCTAAAATCAGCCACACCACATTCAAATGCTGTTTGACCACTAGTATCGTAAGAATTTGATATTGTTACAACAGTTGCACCTGAGTCCATATGGAAACCTTTACTAACATAGTTCCAAGCAGCACCTTCAACAGGTGTTACAGAATTAACCCAAGATGCCGGATTTTGTTTTCCTTTATATGATAAGAAAGATTCATCAATACCATATTGAGAAGAGAAACCTAAATAAGTTCTTCTTACAATATCACCCGGAGATTCAACTAAGTTAGAACTTCCTGACGCATTTCCGAAAGGAGGATTAGCAATAGTTTCACCTGGGAAAAAGTATTTCGTTTTGAATTTTGGAACCGGTGATGGGTTTGTAACAGAGTCATACTCTCTTTGAATATACCCTTCAAAACCACAAGGGATTGCATCCACCGGAGCCTCGTCAGCCATTTCAATCATAACATATTTTGACAACAAAGCGTATTCTCCATTTGTAGAACCGATTTTCTTAGCAACGAAGTTATTAGAAGCTGGGTCCATATTACAATTAGTGAATTTTTCAATAACTACAGGGTTAGAATCTGTATCAAAGAAATTTCTAACTAAAACATCAAATGTCATATTATTGAAAGATAAGTTAGCAATCGAAACTTTTACTTCAGTATTTGCAGCATCACCATCAGAAATTGAGACAAATTTAAATAATTTATAAACTTTATTACCTCTTAATTCAGAAACTAAATAAGGTGTACTTGGAGATTGATATCTTTCAAGATTGTAAGCAATTGAATTTGATTGTTCACTTCTAGCTTCAGGTAATGCAACTAATTCAGGATTAATACCTCTAATATATCCTTGGTTATAAGCATAAGCTAAAGAACTTGGATAAATTTCTTCAACAAACAATGGAACTTCATTTCTTGATTTACCAAAATTATCAACACCTAAAACTTTAGTTATAAATTTAGATGATGTTGCCAATAAGTTAGTTTCAAATGTGAATGTATCACCATCTTTAGTAACACCGGATAAACCGAATGATGCAAATGGATTTTTATCAATACTTGAATATTGGTCAGTAGTTAATAGTGTAACATTATTTTCATTATTAACTTCATAAATCGGTCCATGATTATCACTTGATGAAGAATTTGTATATAGTGATATACCTCTTGAACGAAGAGTTGCAACCACCATATTATTGTATTCTGTATAAGCAGTACCTATGAAAGTAAAGTATTCACCCGAAATACTACCACTAAATGTTTGAGCAGTACCTGTTCCGGTTAACTCTAAAGCACTTATGTTATAATCAAATGAATAACCTGAATAAGAATTACTTGTAAAATTATTAAACGCCGCATAAAACCATGGGTCATTTTCTGACGCTGATAAATCATTAGTTGTTAAGTTATTAGTATCAGAACCAAATTCATTAACAACTGTAGTATAGTTATCAACGATGTTATAATAATTTGTTTCAGGAATTGCACCATAAATAAATGCCGTAGTACCTGTCAACGAATTTGTTGCCACCGCATTAACAATATTTGATGTAAAGTCCGCATTATATGTTGAAGTACTTCCATCAGATAATCTATACTGTGTTAATAAATTATTTTGAATTGCCGAAGGAAATGCCCCTGAAATAAAATTAACTGTTCCCGCACTTGTAGTACCGGTAAAGTTAACATTCCATGTAGTAGCACCTGTTGGGCTTTGAATTATTGTTGTTGGGTCAACATTAGCCGTTACTCGGATACTCCAAGACGGTCCCGCATCATATCCCGATAAACCTAATATTCTTGTAACAAACAATTGATTTGATTGTTGTAAGTAAGATTTAGCGATATATGCTGCCTCATATTTAGGTATTTGTGTGTTTACAAATTTTGTTGGTTCAGTTCCTCCGAAGAAAGCTTGAAATTCATCATAGTTTGTAATGAACACAGGTTCGAACGCTGGTCCTCTTAAGGTCTCACCAACTAAACCTAGGGTTGTAACACCCACACTTTGTGCCACGAAAGATAAGTCAGTTTCAGAAGTATAAACTCCCGGTGAAACGAAAACTTTTTGATTTGCTTGTGCTGTTGCCATTATCTAATTATTCTATTGCAGATTTATTTTATTGATAAATATTCGATAGAGAGTGAAAAAACTTTACTTTTGAATATCTATTTATAAAGAGTATGAATAAATTCTACCTTTTTTCTACCTATGAAACAGACAAAAGAAATCAAGAATATTAAAATAGACCCCGCCATCCACGAGATACTGAAAAAGTATTGTGAAAAGCGAGGTTTAAAAATGTATAAGTTTTTAGAAAAATTAATTGTGGATACTTGTAAAGAAAAGAAAGATATATACGGAGAAAATTAAACAAGTAAGTTTTCAAACTGAATTGATGCCTCTAAAGAATCGTCAATTTTAACAACATCTATTCTCAAAACATCATTTGTGGTGATTTGAATATTTTGTACATCTGTCCCAAAATAATCATCATTTATATAAACATCATATGTTTCCACATTTGTCCAATTCGCAAAAGATAAGTTTGCCGTGTAAGCGACAACATCACTCAATGAATCATTCCCAACGATGAATAAATAGTTCTCCAAAAATTCATTTGGGTTTTTTGGGTATTTTTCTCTTTTCGTATTTCCGGTTCCCGTAAGTTCCATAAGTTGAGCAACTCTCGCAATTGCCGGTTTTACTTCAAACTCTTCCTCATCAATCAAATAACCTAACATTGTAAAATCATAATTTTGAATGTAGTATTTTCTTGAATCCAAACTCATTTGAGATTCATCTGAAATATTATTTAATATGATTGGAACATATTGACCTTTAATAAAAGTGTAAGCTTGTCTTGAAGCAAAAGTTTGCATAACCACTTTATTCAATTGGTTAAGTTCTCTCATTCTATTACAAATGATTTTCACACTATAGTTAATATCAACCGGAACCGGTTGAGGTATTGTGTAAATGTCCATACCTTGTTCATTTCCATTCCAAGTTGGAACAGACGCATAATAGAATTGTTTTCTATTTGGTATGGTATATTGTAATGACGGGTTTGTCCCGAACTTTACTTCAGGTTGTCTAACCACCGTAATGAAAGGCGGGGATGGGTTATAATCCAAATCAACAAATAACGCGGTTTCAACATATTGAGTCCAGTTTTGAGTTGTTATAATTATATCAACCATTGGGATTATTTCACCCTCACTAATAACTTGTAATTCATTTTTAACAAAATCTAACATTCCTCTATCCAAATCGGCATGTAATACTGATTTGGGTAAATAAGTTCCGTCCTTGTTAATATATTCCAACAATTCTTCTCTTCGTGCCGATAATGTCTTTTTCGGAACCAAGGGTAATGTCGGTATAACTTTTTTTGGTAATGGCATTTTATTTCTTAACTACAAATAATTTATTTTGTGAATTTATCATATCAACTTCTGTTGCACGGTAAATTGGTTCTTCATTTGATTTATAAACAAACGAATCGTATTTATATGGGTTATAAGTAACAATCATGTCTGAAGGTGGATTTGGAATATCATCACAAGGATATTCACAATAATCCATTAAATTCCCTATTACAAATGCGTGAACATTTTTTTGTTTTTCAGAACGAACTCTTTCTTTTCCACCTTTTCTAACTCTAAATTCAACATCGCCCAATTTAACATAATCGGCATGAAGAATAATTTTATTGTTGTATCTTACAGAAAAAGTATGTTTATGTAGGTTATAATAAACCATGACTCTTTTTCCAATATAATCTTCTTCAGAATTATTGTGTCCACACTTATGACAAATATATGGGTCATCACCACCATCGGCTAAATCCCATGACCAACCACACTCATCACAAATAACTTTATCATTTGTGACAATTTCATAAATTCTTCTTAATTGTGATTCTAAAACTAATACTTTCATTATTGGTCGTCGCTTACTGTTGTAACTTCTAAATTAAATTTATCTTTAAACCATTCTTTCATTGGAGATTTCCAATAATCTCCAAACATGTCCACTAAATCCCAATAATCCTTATAATTAATTGCTAATATTGGTGCGTCGTCCATCCATACTTCCGGGTTTTGGTCGTCTTCATAAAATTCCTTGGAGTAATAATGAAAAACTATATCAGTGTAATCCTCACCCTCCCAATCGCCAGTATAGAAAATCAAATAATTTTCATCATCTTCAAATTCATCTTCCCATGGGTCCCAATCAGTCCCATAAGTCCAATTAATTTCTTCTATGGAAAATTTACTATCTATGTAATTATAGATGGCTTGGTATAATTTTTTTTCAGGTATTATGTATTTCATATTTCTTCAACTCTATGAGCAACCTTGGCTCTAAATCCAAATTTATTATTTACCCATTTTAATAAAAGGTCTCCAACCTCATCATCACCCAATGAGAACCAATCTTTAACAATATCCCATACATCATTCTTCACATACAATCTTTTTGTTCTACTGATATATGACATCTTAAACATCCCATCTTTAGATAAAAATATTTCTTCATGTCCGGGAAATGTGATTTTTTTTAGATTACCATATTCAGTATCTAACCAATTAAATATAAAATTTTCTAATCTACTTTCAGTTATAATGTATTTCATTAAATCCCTCTAAATTCATTTTCACTCACATAAGTTGCGGTGATTGTTCTATAGAACGGTTTATATCCTCCATATGTATGTCGGTTGTCGGACCTAACATACCCATCATCACTTACAACATAATATCTAACTCGGTCTTCAGTTTCGTAATATCCAAAATAATCACCTAAAAATATTTCAACACCTAAGTCATCAAGAGTTTTTTGATAGATTGAAAACTTCATATTTCCCGGTTCATGTATTTCAACTTTTGAATTACCTAATAATTTTGGAGTTGGTGCCATTACTTGAACTAACCCTTGTAATTCAACCGGTGCTAAAAATTGAACCCCATCTTTAACCGCTTCACCATATACATCATCAGTTTTGGTTTTTGTTCTATCTATTCTATATAAAATAATCGTAAAGTTCATATCACCTAACAACCATTCTTCACCCATACCAATATCTAAAGCATAATCCTCCGCTCCGAAAAATTTACCTAACCTTGTTATTGGAACTAATTTTTGCATATTACTTATCTTTTAATCTTTCATTATATGATTTTGACACTATTGATGAATCATTTATTACAACATCAACACCAAAATAATTTTTAATGGATTTCCTTAATTCTTTATTCCAAAAATATCTTGAAGGTTCACCAATTTCAAATGGATTAACTTTTAATAATTCACTATCAACAGGAACAATATAGGTGACATTCATATAGTATTCATTATCATCAATTGGTTCTAAATTAAATTCAATATTAGACACACCATTCGGCTTAATGACATTCATCATTTTATCTATCATTTTCTCTAATTGTCGTTGATTCATTTTCATATATTGATAAATACTCAGTTATTAACTATATTTAACTAAATATTTTGTATAGATGAATATAAGTCTAGAATCGAAAGCATTGACATTGTTGGAAGAATATCAAGGAGCAAATAATTATATCCTTGAATTAAAACGAAAATCACAATTAAATAAAAAGTTTTATCCAACAAGAAGTCAATCAGAATACATTATCAATAATCACGATAAACAACCCAAAGTTGCAAAGAAGTGGGTAATTCTTGATGCTTATTTTGCACAGAAATTAGCCGACGATAAATTATACACTGAAATACCAACAAAAGTTTGGGTTGAGAAATTATTATGTGATAAAGACAAAGCATTTCATATTTGGGGTAAAGTATTTGAAACAGAAGAATTACACCATTTTTGGTTACCAAAAGCGGCAATCATTAAAGATAATACGGTTAAGGATGTGGTTATTGATTATTCAAAATACTCTCAGAGACCTCCACTTGACCATCAAAAAGAAGCAATCCAAAAACTTGTTGAAAATAAAAAGTTTATTCTAGCGGATGATATGGGTCTTGGTAAAACCACCTCAACAATTATCGCAGCATTAGAAACCGGAGCTAAAAAAATTTTAATTATTTGTCCGGCAACATTAAAAATAAACTGGAAAAGAGAAATTGAAAATTATTCAGACCGAAGTATTTTTA